GAATTGATAGTATATCTCTTGTTGATGAACCAGCAATTGAAGTAAATTGGGTGGCGTTCAATAAAGAAAAACCTCACGAATTTCACATCCCTGATGGTGAAGACGATAAGTATATTGAGAAACTAGTATCTATTGCACAAAATGAACAAGAACTATTTGACGAAGGTTGGGTGGTTAATAAGGTTCAAATTGTTGGTGAGAACGAATTTATCTCAACTGACCCAATGGTCCATCAGAAGAAGATGAAGAAGAATATAATGTTAGATACAAGTATATTCTAAATCCTAAAATATCTCAAAATCCTATTATCAAAACCACACGTGATTTTTGTAAGACATTAATCAATAGAAACTACGTATGGAGAATTGAGGATATGGAAAAGACCCAAAACGACTTTGGAGATAGTGCTATGGTATGGAGAGGTGGATTTAATTGTAGACACGTATGGGCGAGAATAGAATATAAGAAAGATGCAACAATCGTTAATAAAGCGTCAGTTAATAAAGGTAAGGTTACTGTTGGAGGTTTCCCTACGGATATGGTCCCCGACACCAGAGTTTTGGGATATGACCAACCTAATACTGTCACTTCTAAAACTTTGGGTAACCCTTCACCTTCAACGGTTAAGAATTTGGGTTTGTCAAAAGTATCAAAATTTGAGTACTTAAATCCTTTACCATCTTATGTGGATGAAGTATCGGGTGATACAATATCCAAGTCTTTGGTTACATTAGAAAGTCATTCAGATTATCCTGATAGTGTTAAGAATAACGCTAAGGCGGTATTGAAATATGCTGAGGAAAATGGATGGGGTTCTTGTGGTACAGAAGTTGGAAAACAACGTGCCAATCAACTTGCAAAAGGTGAACCAATCTCAGAAGATACAATCAGAAGAATGTACAGTTACCTATCAAGACACGAAGTTGATTTAGATAGTTCAAAAGGTTATGGTGATGGATGTGGTAAATTAATGTATGATGCTTGGGGTGGTAAGTCAGCACTTAGTTGGTCTGAAGCTAAGATTAAATCAATTGACAAAGAGAAAATGTCAAAACAAAGATTTGCAACAGATGATGAACAAAGAACGGTTATAGGTCCTGCGATGATTGCAGACCAAAAGATATTCCGTAAAGATGCTAAAGGTAATCCTTACTACGTTTATTTCAGTTCAGAAACAATCAAGATGATTGCTGAAAAGTATATGAGAAACAAGTACACAGACAATAACGACCTTATGCACGATGGTAAGGCGGTAAGAGATGTGTATGTAGTTGAGAGTTGGATTAAGGAAACTGAGGAAGATAAATCAACTGCGTATGGGTATGAAAGTATCCCTGTGGGTTCTTGGTTCATCCGAATGAAGGTAGCGAAGACACCAACAGGAGATAAGGTTTGGGAACAAATTAAAGAAGGTAAATTGAATGGATTTAGCGTATCAGGATACTTTGAGGAAGTTGCAGAGTTTTGTAAAGAGGAGATGTTCCTACGTCAAGTTGCTGAGATATTAAAGAATATAAAAGACTAAATGGTAATATATATAGAAATTTATATTTACTAATAGAAGAATAAAATAAAACAAACAAAAAAGATTATGTCAAATTCAAAAACCGCAATAGCAGAAATTAAGAAATTAATGAAGCAGTTTGGTTTCATATCTGATGACAGTACTCTTAAGTCTTTCAAATTGGAAGATAATACAATCCTTGAAGCAAAGAATTTAGTTGCTGGTGAGAAAATCACTAGAATTAATGATGAGTTTGAAAGAGTTGCGTTAGAGAGTGGTAAATTCAGATTGGTTGAAAACTTTGAAATAGAAGTTGAAAACGGTGAAATTAAATCTGTTAAAGAGATTTTCGTAGACGCTAAATTGGCTGACGGTACAGTAGTCAAAGTTGAGGGTGATGGTGTTGTTGAAGGTGCTAAAGTTCTTGTAGTTACAGAAGATGCAGAAATACCTGCACCAGATGGAGTACACGAATTAGAGGACGGAAGCAAGATTGAAACCAAAGATGGTCTAATTGTTAAGGTTGAAGAAGTATTAGAGGAAGAAGTACCTAATATGGAACCACCAGCAATTGACGAACCAGCAACTGAAGGTAAACCTGTTCCTGAAGTAGAAATTGAATTGTTAGAGATGTTGAAAGACTTTGTTAAGAAAATGTCTGAAAAGATGGGTTCTTTAGAAGATAAAGTTAAAGACGTTGAAGCACAATTTAGTTCATTCAAAAAAGAACCATCAGCAAAACCAATTGCTAATGGAAAAACTGAGAAGTTTAATAACGTGTCAACTGATGATTTAGATAGTAAAATATCTATGATTATGTCATTAAGAAAAACACAAACAAAATAATTAAAACAAAATAAAAAATTAAAATTATGAAAATTTTATCAAAAGAACAGTTCGCTTATGACGTAGCATCTATCGGTGGTTATGTTGACCAAGTTGGTGGTGAATTACTTTCTAAAGCACTTATCGGTGCAACAACTCCAAAGTACGTAAACGTTCGTTTAGGTATCAAAGGAACACAAGCGTTGAACTTACTTAATTCAACTGCATATTTCCAAGACGGTACTTGTGGATGGTCTCCATCAGGTACAACTGAATTTACTCAACACAATATCACAACTTGTGCAGAGAAATATAATGAAGCACTTTGTTACAAAGACTTATATGACACTTATCAATCTATGTTGATGGCGCCAGGTCAAACACAAGAAAGTGTTCCATTTGAACAACAAATTGCTGATTTAAAAGTTAAGCAAATTCAACAAAGAATTGAACAACAATTATGGCAGAACACAACTGCTGGTGGTGGATGTTTTAACGGTTTCAAATTGTTAATCTCTACTTCAACAGGTAACACTTACTCAAGTGCAGTTGCAAACGTATCAGGTACTACATTTAGTACTACAGGTTCTACTGTAACTCCAGGTAACCCAATCTTTGAGGTAAATAAATTAATCAACGGTTTAGATGACAACGCTATGTCTCGTGAAGATTTAAGAGTGTTTATGTCTTATTCTAACTTCCGTTTATATGTACAAGCGTTAACTGCGGCTAACTACTTCCAAAACTATATCGGTGCAACTGATGTAACTGGAATGATGGAAGCTACAGCACCTAACACAAACGTTAAGGTTATCCCTACGATTGGTTTGAATGGTTCTAACCAAGTTGTAATCGGACCTGCTGAGTATATGGTAGTTGGTTTTGACTTATTGTCTGACCACGAAAAATTATCTATTTGGTACTCAAAAGATTTTGATGAATTGAGATTACGTGCAAACTACAACTATGGTGCAACAATTGCAACATTTGGTTCAACAAAGTATTTTGCTACTAACGGTTTAGCATAACACCAAACACAAATATTAAGGGAGGGTTAAAATCCTCCCTTTAAACAAATAAACAAAAACAAATTAATATAAAAAATTATGAGTTGTTATATATCTTCAGGTGTTCAATTAGGATGTTCTGACGGAATTGGTGGTATTAAGAAAATCTACGTAGTAGGTGGTGCAACAGGTGAGGTTACAGGTTATACATATGACGCTGATGGTGCTATCACAGGTGCTACTTCATCTACAGGAACAACTTTGTATGGTTTTGAATTAAAGAGAAACACTTCTTCTTTAGCACAAAACGTAACAAAGAGTTTTGAAAACGGTACTATTTTCTTTGAACAAGTATTGACTGCAATCTTATTCAAATATGACCAAGACAAGAGAAACCAATTGAAAATCTTATCTCAAAACGACCAAATACAAATCGTAGCGATTGACCAAAATGACGTACAATATATGTTAGGTCAAGTAAACGGAATGTATTTAAGTGGTGGTAGTGCGGCTACAGGTACTGCGTTCGGTGACAGAAATGGTTTTGAACTTATCTTTACAGGACAAGAACAAGAACCAGCAAGAGTTATTGACGGTGCTTTAGCAACTGTTTTCGCAGGTGCTTCTATCGTAGGATAAAAAAAAAGTAGGTCTGTTGTGGACTGAATTTCTATATCTAAATCCAGAAAAGAGGGGACTTATGTCCTCTTTTTTCATTATATACCAATTCAATTTGGTTTTTTTTATATTTAGTTATATAGAGATTAAATTATGTTATATCTACAAAAGGGACAACAAAACGAATTGGTGATGAACATTAACAATAACAGTACTACTTCGTTTAGTGGTTATACGTTAACGTTTACCCATATTATGTCACAAGAGGTTAAAAGTTATGTGGTTAGTACATCTAACCCATTACAGTATGCACAGAACATTCGTTACTGTGAGATTATTTTAAACCTTCAAGACGCAGGACAGGATTTGAATTATGAGGGTGAATATCAATTAAAAATTTACGGTAATGGTACTGAATTAGTTTTTACAGGTATTGCAATACTTCAAGGAACTGTTGAACAACCATTATTTACTACGTATATTTCACCTAATGAAGTAAATGAAAATTACATATATATAGAAGATTAATTATGAGTGAAGAAATAAAAAAAACAGAATTTAAAAGTATTAAGTTTCAAGTAGCATCAGTACCTGTTTATTCAGAAGTACTACAACGTTCGCCTTGGGTTTACTATGGTGAGAACAACTTGTTACCTAATTACTTTATAGAGTTGTATGACAATTGTGCAATTCATAAGGCGGTAGTAACCTCAAAGGTAAATCAGATTATGGGAGATGGTATAGTATCATTAAACAATCCGATGGCTACTGTAAATCTTATTAACAATAGAGAAAACGTTACTGAAGTAATGAAGAAAGCAACTTTGGACTTTATGTTATTTGGTGGATTTGCGTTAAACATAATTTGGACCAAAGATAGAAAACAAATTGCTGAGATTTATCATATAGATTTTTCAAGAGTACGTAGTGGTAAATTAAATAGTGATGACCAAGTTGATACATATTTTTATTCACCTGATTGGAG